TATTACTGTAGACATAGGTTAGTTCCAAGTTTACAATATTTCTATTCCCTTTGATTTTACGTAAAAATTCTGCGTTTGTAATGTTGATTGGTCTTGGTATACCATCGGCTCTAAGTTCATAGACTTGATTAGATGTGTATAGTTCTTCCAAGAACATAAAGTCAGGTTGATTGATGTAACCAGTGTTGATAACATGTGTTTCTGTTATCGTAATCTGAGCATCAGTCATACCTCTTGAATATGGTTGTTTTGATGGATTGGAACTTCCCCAATCCACAGACCATTTCTTATAAGTTTGTCTTTCAATGTTTAGACCTTCATCTTTTCCCGCTGTGAATGTGTAGTAATCATACATTCCATATCGATTCTTAAACATCAATTGTAATTGGTCAACACCAGCTCTATTACAAATAGTTCTGACATTGAAAGTGAATACCTCACTAACAGGTGTATAAGTTGCACATATTCCCTCGGTATAACCGGTAGGTGGGGGACTTATTGGAGCGATTGCCATATATTATTCTATTTTAATTTTATTTTATTAACAAGGACCACCTATTACACAAACGGTTGATACAGTTCCAACAATTGCTTCATAGATTACAGAACCATTACTGAAGATACCTTCATATGGAATTGTTAATGAGGTGTTGGTGTATAATAATGCTCCCTCAACAAATGGTGATGTTACTGAACATGGTGCGAATACTGTAATTGAACCAGCACTACTACATACACAGATACCACTTGTACATGTGTTGGAACATTGTTGAATTACAAACGTTCTATACAAACAAGACGGTGTTGGTGTCGGAGTTGGTGTAGGTTGATTACATGGAGGTCCAACAATAATTTCAATTTGACCACCGTATGTGTAGATGTTTTCTGAACAAGCACAATATTGGTTACCCGTTTGAGGTGGTAAGGTTAATGTTCTCCAATTATTTATGTTACAATCAAACAAAGCAAAACTCGCTGTGGTTCCTGTTTGGTTATTATAGATTGTTACCGTATCACAACTTCTACATGGTTGTAATCCACAAGCTGTTCCTGTTGTATAAACAATACCAGGTGTCAATACATTGATTGAATTATTACATGCACAAATTTGTACAGCTGAACTGCCAGGTAATGTATACGTTTGTCTTGTTCTTGTATCACAATCAAGGAACGTAAATTGACCACTACTCAATGATTGATTTTCTACCAATGTCTCTGAACATCCATTACAAATTACTGGTGTTGTGGTTGGGGTTGGAGTAGGTGATGGAGTTGGTGTTGGAGGTAATGTTGAACCTGTGAAGTTTCCAAATAACTGAACAGTATATTGTGCAGTATTACTTGGGAAGTCATCGATGTTCATCGGTCCTGCACCCAAATACAATGTGTTGTATTCTGTATCTGTTTTTGGAATGATGTTGTAATACGACTGATATACGTAATTACAATCGGTCATTGGACCACCACCATTGGAATATACGTTTTGATATTGTCGAGTATCAATTAAGTTACCATCAAAGTCATAGAATTTATATTCAGAATAGTAAGGTTGAGATAGGTTAACTTGGTCAATGTAATAATTGGTAAAACCTAATGTGTAATATTCTGTTGGTTGAATGTCTCTTGTTCTTGGTGAGTTGGTTAAGAATAATCCTGTGGTTGTTGGATTCATATTCATCGGGGTTCCCGATAGAATAAATGGACCCATATCAAAGGTTTGTTGGGTAGCTCTACCGTTCACACCCATGGTTGCTTGGTAGGTTTTGAAGTTACCTGAACTTACAGCTGGTAATCCTCTCTCACCATCCAAACTATATTCGTTTGTGATTGGGTTATAAATCAATTCACCATTACCAGTGAAACCAGTTACAGGTGATATTTCATCTGCGGCATATTCGTATCCAAATTTAAGTTCATAAAGAATTACATTATCCTCTAATGGTCTTGAAAATGGGAATGTTTCATGGGTATAAATTGGTGTAGTTTCATAGTAAGATAATGGTAAATTATTTACATAATTTTTTAAGATTTTTGATACATCAACAATCCCTAATCCAAATGGGTTTGGTGTAGCTTTACCTGAGAAAACATTATCTCCATTTACATACAAATCATAGACAAATCTAAATTTGGGATAATTCGTTAATGTAGTAATTGTAAAAAACAATCCATCCGTATACACAGGACTGAATGTCGGAGGGGTATGTGTTATTGTTATTAATTGAGCCATTATTTAATTTTTTTAAGGTCTGTTAGTATTACTTCTTGGGAATATTCTTCCTTCATCATATAATTTTAAAATATATTCTCTTGCTGCATCACCGGCTTTTTCGGTTATTTCATCAAGAGTTTCAGTTACTGCTTTATCAATGAATTGAATACCATAATATCCATATTGTGCGATACTTCTTCTCATTAAGAATACCAAAGATTTTCTTGAAACAAATCGTCCCTTTTCATCTCTGATACCAGCAATGCCAGGTTTTTGTCTAACCCATTTATCGATAGCCAATAATGGTGGGTATCTACCAGGTCTTCTACCGTAGTTAACAAATTCCCAATAATCAGCATCACCAAAATCAACAACCAAATTAGGTTGTCCATCTTCGAAATCAGTTTCCCAATATACTCTTGTTTGTCTGTATAAATTACCTGATGCATATCTTGGAGATACTGGCGTTCTACCAATACCACTTACAGGTTTGTTTTGACCTGAGAATGTTTTTGCAGGATAAGGTTTTTTAAGTTGACCTTTGATATTATCCTGCAACAATTTGGCTATATCCTGTAAGATTTGTTCTTCCATTAATATACTACATTATAGAATCCACATGCTGGTGTAACAGAATTTATTACAACAGATGCCAATGTTTCGCCAGGAATTAAAGAATTTATGTTAACCACATGTTGATGGTCATTTGTTGCCATTACTGTTGTACTTGTAGCAGTACCACCTAAGTTTCCTGTTATGCTAAATCCAATGGTTATATTACATATTGCTTGTGCTGTTACTGTATGTCCACTATTTTGCCATAATTTAAAATCTACATTATTAGAACCTTGAGGTACTGCAGTAAGATATTGTGTTGTGATTGTACCACTTGGTGTAGGACTTGGTGTGTGGGTTGGAGTAGGTGTGATTGATGGACTTATAGTCACGGTTGGGGTTGGAGTTACACTAACGGATGGACTTACAGTTGGTGATGGATATGGTTCACATGCGTTGATATCTTCAAATACGATTAAGGATACGTCCAATACAACCCCACCAACGTGGTCATTAAATCTTTCAAAGAATGGTGTTGAAGATGCTGGTAATATACAATCCACTTTATCAATCAATGTACCTCGTTTAATTTGAGATAATAGACTTCTGGCTTCCAATTCCATATCTGTTACCACATCAACCTCATTGGATAAATCTGTGTGAACAATATCCGCAAATATGATGGACATCTGATAGGTTGTTGTATTTTCATCATAACTCATCGCCAATGGTGTTGCGAACATCAATGGATATTGGATGGTATTTCCACTCATTGAATCAGCGAAATAAACAATATCACCCTGAGCAAATGATTTCATTCTTGGTGATGCTTGTTGGACCGATTCCAATAAGTCGATGATTTTATGATATGTTACGTATTTTATCATGGTTTTTTATTCTTATAAATAATCTTATCTTCTATTCATCTGGTATTTCTGTTCCATCTTTCTGTGTTGTTCTAATTCTCTTTCGTACTTATCCTTCATAATAGATGCGGTATTCAGACAGATATATAGATTCAAATTTTCTACTTGCTCAAATTTGGTGATGTCTTCTTTTGCGAGTTGGTAGGTGAGATTAAAGTAGAATCGAGCGGTAGCTTCTCTTGGAGGAATTTTGGGAGCTTCTTCCACGCTATCAGAATCTTCTCGTTCATCTTGTTCTGTAACTCCAAAGAATCCCGCATATTTTTTATGTATATTTCTACGATTGAAAAAAAAAACTGTGCAGCTCCTAACCAATAGGATAATGGAACATCTCTCATTATCTCAGCTCTATCCTCAATTTCTTCAGATTTATACGTTTCAATTTTATAATTTTTTGCATTCTTTTCATCTTTTGAGATAATCGGTCTATATAAAATTGCCATTATTTTATGAAGATTTTGATAGATATTATCTGATGAATAAACCTCGAAATCTACCCAAGCTCCCCAAGCTAATTTTGACCAATCATTTTCCAATCCATATTCTTGACCTTTATATTCAAATTTTAATACCAATTCATTTTCTTTTGGTATAACAAATCTATCAGATAAAAACGCTTCAATTAATCTAATTTGGTCTACCTGTAAATTCTTTAATTCTGGTAAAGGAATCTTGGTGAATAATGAAATCACCATATGTGGATTATTATCATATAACTCAGGTGTCAACATCATCTGTTGATACATTCCTAATGTTATCTCATCAGGTATTTCAACTACCTCATCGTCTATTACTAATTCTATTTTTTCCATTATAATATTTTAAGTGTTCCACTCTTTTTATTTAATTCAGATTCGAGCACATATCTTATGGCATCGATTGCGTGGTTATGGTCATCTTCGGGAACATCCAATAGTTGACCATCCTTATCTTCTTTGAACTTATATGATTGAAATTCTCTAATCGTATTTGTTGAATATTGTTCAATAAAAATATGATGACGTTTAATCAAATCAATCCCATGTAAAATAGATTTTTTATTTACTGGTTTTACATTGAATCTAGCTCGTTTTAATTCTTCAATATTTTGTGGTAATGCAGAATCACACCATATGGTATCGGTCTTTTCAAAACCCAACTGTTCCATTTGATAAATGATATCTGGCATTGTTTTATTTTTGGTATAGAGTAATTCCCTGAAATACAAATTATCTTCGTCCTTATACACCTCAATTAGGGTTGTTGGAGAATTGTAACCAAAGTCCATTCCTCGACCTAATAGTTTCATATTTGGGATTTGCTCTATAGTATTAAATTTGGTGAACACCAATTGGGTTGCAATACCTTTCTCACCCAAGTTATAGATTCGATATAAGTTCTCATCTTTCTCCCTAAGTGATTCCAATTCCTTGATGATGGTATCTGATACAAATGGATTATCTCTCCACGTTGTTTTGAATAGATAACAGTCATCTCGTTTCTCCAAGTCATAGACCCAAGAATTTAAATCAGATGGGTTTAAGTCACAGATAACCTTGTCAGTTGTTCTAAAGATTAATTGGTTCCAATCCTCTATCTTTAATTCATTGGCTTCGTTACAATAGAGGTAATCACGTTTCATACCTCGAATCTTTTGTGGTTCATCCACCGATACCCAATTGATGATGTTGGTACCCAATTCGTAGAATCCCTCCTGTTTGTGGAATTTGTTTGGGTCATAAACCTCAAACATCTCAAGAACTTGAATAAGGTCTTTTAAGACACTATTTTTTAATGAAGGTAAAGTTTTACGTACAATCGTTAAAGTCTTCTTATTCTCATTTAAAAGACGGTAAACCCAATAGATAAGAATGTTGAATGTCTTACCTGAACGGGAACCACCTTGAGCCACAACTATTCGTTTGTTGAGCTCATCTGATTTTATTAATTCTTCTAAAACAATTGTACTTTGAATTTTTAACCCCATACATTTTCTTCAATCTTCGGCTCTTGAGATTCTAATAACTTTTCAACCAATACATTCATTGAGATATTGTGTTTGGTTGCAACTGATTTTAATTTGTGATGTAATTCAGGTCTAATCCAAATTGGTTGGTACTTGTATTCGTATGTGTAGACTTTACCCGTTTTCGCTGTTACTGTTGTTTTCGGCATTGGCTTGGTTCATTTGTTCGATTATCTTTTTGGTTAGAGCCATTTTCTTTTGTTTCAAAATTTGATTTCTGTTGGCTACTCTTTTACGGTGTGCGGTCTTGCCACCTCTTAATCTACTTTTCGGCATCGTCTTTATTTATTACGGTTTTTATTATTTCAATTTGAATTGGATTAGATTGTAATTCTTTACCAGCTGATGTCATATCAACTCGACTTGATTCACTCCATCTATCACCAAATTTGTTTCTCATGATTAGAGACCACAGTCTTGAATTGTATCCTGTTCCACCAGTTTCTTCCATGGATAACCTCATTTGTTCAAACCAATATTGTTCACAATATTTCTCATACTCCTTGACGGCTCCGGAATAACTGGTATTTCTTTTCATCATAGCCCAATGAGAATCCCATCCAATACCCAAGGTGATTAAAAAATCGGTTATATGTTTACCCTCTTTTCCTGATTCAATAATGATGTCATACCAACCATCAGGAAGTTTACTTTCCGTTCTTGGTCTACCAGGTCCTTTAGGTTTTTGTTCTTCTTCCATTATCGTTTAAATCGTTTACGTTGTTTATCGTCATATAATTCGATACCAATCTTGATGTGTTCAATTGCATCAGCAACTGACGGTGTTGTCTTTGCATTTGGGTAGAGCGAGCTATATGCACCGATGATTTCTATTTTATCCAAATCAGAATATTCACCTGTCGTATTAGGTAGAATTATGTTCTGATAAATTTGTTTGGCATAATTGATAACATCAACGTTATCCAAGTTATTCATTACTTGAGATTTACCTTTTCCTTTGCAATTACACATTACTTCAATTGGTCTTTATGTTGCTTATTTAATTCATCAACTACTTCCATTAATGAATTTCTTACATCTGTCATTACCGCAGCCAATTCAAATCGATTGGATTGCTCTGACATTTCTATATCCTTTCTTAAATCCTCTAAGATATCTTTGAAAGTGGTACCTATTCTGAATTTACCTTTGATGTATATGTTTGCAAAATCAGCTAAGATTTCATCCTTCTCATCCTCAGTCATTTCAAAATAGTTCTTTGCTCTATCTTCTATTGCTTCGAAAAATTTCTCCATAGTATTTGTGTTAGCCATCTTAAATTAAATATACTAAAAGGTATTTTGATTGTATAGGTAAAAA